TTTCTTCCGCAGGATGGGTGCTGTGGGCTCTTCGCAGTTCGGGCAGGTCTCATCGGTCTCCCGGACAGTGCCGCCGCAATACATGCATTTTTTCATTGTGATCGGTTCACTCGAGTCGCGTTCTACTGGTTGGATCGGCTTCTGGTGAACGACCGGTCCTTGGTCAATGGGACGCATTCGACATGGTGCCAAATCACAACAGCCCCTCGGTTGGCCTGAACGCGGCCTCGGGGGGCACGCTCATGGGTTGGCCGCATGTAGTGCAGTCCCTGCAGGACATCTTCACGACGCGGTTCGGCGCGCGCGTCATGCGCGAATGGTACGGCTCGTTTGTGCCCACGCTGCTCGGGCGGCAGATCAACAGATCGGAGGTGCCGCTGTTTCTTGCGGCCTTCACCTCGGCGATCGAGCAATGGGAGCCCCGGTTCAAGGTGACGGAGATTGGGCTGAAGGATGTCACCCGGGACGGTGTGGTGCGCCTGTCGATCTCTGGCGAATATCGCCCCCGGGCCCTGCTGGGCGATCCCACCTCCGCCGGTTTGCGCAGCCTGGTGATTGATGCCGACGAGGTCGGTCTCGCGATTGCAGATAAGGGAACGCCATGAGCACCATCAGCACGATCGACCTTTCCTCGCTCCCAGCTCCGGGCGTCATCGAGGAGCTGGACTTCGAGGTCATCCTGCGGGCGATGCGCGACGATCTGGTGGCGCGCTTCCCGCCGATTGCGCCGGTGATCGACCTGCAAAGCGAGCCCGCGCGCAAGCTGCTGGAGGTCTGCGCCTATCGCGAGCTCTTGCTGCGGCAACGGGTCAATGACGCGGCGCGTGCCAACCTTCTGGCCTTTGCGGGGACCACCGACCTTGATCATCTCGCCAGCTTCTACGGTGTCACCCGCCTGACGGAGGAGACCGACACCGCTTTGTGCCTGCGGGTGCAACAGCGCATCCAGGGCTGGTCCAATGCGGGTGGTGCCGCACATTACCGGTACTGGGCCCTGACGGCGGACGAGCGGGTCTCCGATGCGGCGGTCTCTTCCCCAAGCGCGGGCATCGTGCGGATTGCCGTGCTCTCCGCCGAGGGCGACGGGGCGTCGTCCGAGGACTTGATCACGGCTGTGCGGGCAATTGTGCTGCGCGATGACGTGCGCGTCTTGACCGACACGGTCGAGGTGGTCTCGGCCAGCATCGTGCCCGTGGATGTGGCGGCGACGGTCTTTCTTTATCCCGACACCCCCGCTCAGGTGGTCGAGCAGCTGCGCGTCGACTTCCCCGCGCACTTTGCGGCGGCCCGCGGCCTTGGCTGGGATTTGACCCGGTCCTGGATCAACGCCCAGCTCCACCCTTCAGGGGTGCAGCGGGTGCATTTGACAGCGCCTGCGATCGACACTGTGATCAATGCCGAGCAGTGCGTTGCCCTCGGTGCCGTCGAGATCACGTTTGGCGGGCGTGACCGATGACCACGCACTCGTTACTCCCACCGGGGGCGACCACATTTGAGCGCGCGATAGAGGCCGCGACGGCGCTGGATGCCCGCGCCCCGGCGATCCGGCCCAACGCCCGGGCCAAGCTCGACGGCTTTGATCCGTTTGTGCCCTGGCTGATCTGGGAATACGGCCTGGGAGACATCCTTCCCTATCTGAGCGATCCGCAACGGGCGCTGCGGGAGGGTATTCGCTGGCAGCGCTTGCGCGGGACGCCGGAGGCCTTGCGCCTTGCCTTTTCCTGGCGCGATCTCGACGGGGTTCAGGTCTTCCAGGAGGAACCCGGGCAGCACTTCGCCGCGTTCCAGATCGACACAAATGCGGTGCCACAGCTTGAGGACATCGACGACCTGATCGCGCTCGCGCGCCTGTCGGCACCGGCGCGATCGCGGCTGGCGCGCATCTTCCACGGCTATGACCTGCGGCGGATCAAGCTGGACGACACGCGGCTCGGGGACGGGCTGCTCAGCGATTACAGCGGGGTGCGTCACACAGACGGGCAGACGCGCCTGTCGTTTGGGCGCGTGTTTCCCGCGACTGTGCCCGCGCTGGAGGTGCGGACACATGCAGGGATCTTCGTCGACCATGTCGGGCGGGCGTTCCTGCCGGGTCGGTTTGTTCTGTCGGACAGCAGGCTCGACGACGACCGTGCGACGCCCAACCCGTTTATCTATCATGCGCACCTGTTCACGCTGGCCAATGCCGACGGCGTCCCGGACGAGCCAGCCGACTTCGAGCCGGTGCGCAGGTTCCAGCGCGCGCAGATGGTGCTCTCGGAAGGGATGCGCCTTGGGGACATCAACAGCCGAACACCCCCGGTGGATTGGATGTTCTACGAGGGGCGCAGGCGGCTCTCCGAGGAGGCTGCGGTCTCTGGCGCTCCGGCCGAGGTGCGACGCACCCGGCGCACGGAGATGTTCGAGCGCAGGGCCGTCGCATCTGCGCTCGTGCCATTGCCGCACGCCACATTCAGATGGCGCGACACGGTTCGGTCCCAAGTCATCGGCGGCCGGTCACAGGTTTGCCGCCTGTCAGACACAGTTCGCCAGCTCCCGCCGGTCTGGTACGCTCAGCCCGCGCGGGCGCTTGCTGCCGAGACCTACGAGGTGACGGTGCGCGTGGGGGACGCTGTGCGTGCCGACGCGCGGGTCGCCGTTCCCGAGCGGTTTACACCGGGACAGGTGGTGCGAGCTGACGCGCGCTCTGTCGGTGATGCTCTGCGGCTGATCCCGACAAAACCCGCTCTGGCACTGCTGCCTGATCTCTACGATCCGACCGCCTCACCGACACGGGTCACCGATGTTACCAGCGACGCGGCTTACGCCGGGCAGTTCTGGCTGCCGCTCTACCATGTGAACCAACCCTGGTCCGAGGTGCAGGTGCTCGTCGGGGCCATGCATCGCACGGACACACCCAACACAGACTGACGAGGAGGCCTAATGGCTATCATGACGCGCTCGGGGCGCGCAGCCCTGGCGGATGCAATCCGCCAGCGCCCGCTCCACCTTGCCTGGGGCACAGGCAACACCGAATGGGGCAGCACCGCCCCACAGGGGCCCCTGACGTTTGGCGCAAACGATGTGCTGCAGCTGCCGCACGCTCACGTCTCCGGCGTGGCGCTTGCCTCTGCGGACGGAACCACGACCTATTCGGCCGGGACAGATTACACGGTGGACAGCTCGACCGGCCGGATCACACGGATCGTCACAGGCGGTATCCCACCCGGGGCGACCGTCCGCGTGGATTACACCATCGACACACCCCCGCCGGACGTCACTCAGACTTCCCTGCTGGGTGAGCTCGGCCGCCGCGCGGTGGACGAAGTGGCGTTTGTGGTCGCGGATGATGCAGGCGCCATTGTCGCCCCCACCGGCCGCTTCACGCTGTCGGCCACACCCACCAACCACCTCTTCGTGCGGGTGCGCTTCGAGTTCGAGGATGCCCCCGATGCGGTGATCCGCGAGCAAGGCCTGTTTGTCGGCACCACCACCGATCCCGCCCTGCCGGCGGGGCTGCGGTATTTTGAGCCGGCCGCCATCACCGATCCCGGCATCCTGCTGATCGTGCAGAACACCGTCCCGATCATCCGCCAACCCTCGACCCGCGAGACCTTCGAGTTCGTGGTCACGTTCTGATCAGGAGGCCCACCCGTGGCGCTCGACCGCTATTACAATCTCTACAACTCGGCCTCCGGCTATGCAGAGCTGATGTTCCACGCCGGTGACGGCCTGCAAAGCCGCGAGCTGAACGAAGTCCAGACCTGGCTCGCGGACCGCCTCGCCAGGATCGGCGACGCCATCTTCAAGGAAGGCGACCTGATCCGCGATGGCGACGTCTCCGTCGATCCCATCACCGGCGAGGTCAACCTCGCCTCCGGCATCGTCTACCTGCGCGGCGCGGCGCGCCCTGTTGGTGCTGCAACCTTCGTCATCCCGGTTGACCGGACGGTGGCCCTCGGCGTGCGCTTCGTCGAGACCATTGTCACCGAGCTCGAGGACCCAGCCCTGCGCGATCCGGCCGTGGGCACCCGCAACTATCAGGAGCCCGGGGCCGCACGTCGCAAGGAGCAGATCCTCTGGGGCTGGGACAGCGGCAATCAGAACGACGGCGGCACCGGAGCCTTCCATGCAATCTATACCGTCACCAATGGCACACTCGACA